GCGCGTCGCTCTCGCCGGGGCCATCATCGGCGTGGTGGCCTACGTCCTCGCCCGGTGACTACTGGCAGATCGCCTGCATGTCGGAGGGCCGGATCGAGCACACGGATCCGACGGGGCAAACCCATCGGTGCTCCACGACCGAGACGACGCCATCGCAGGCGCCGCTCGAGCCGCATCGCGTGATGGTCTCGTCGAGCCCCAGATACTCGCGCGTGCTCCCAGAAACGAACGTGCAGTAGTCGGGGTACGCGTGGGCCGACACCGACGAGCACACGGTCGACGTCGGCAGGAAGTGGCACCCGTCGCAGCACGGGCCGGCGGAGCACTCGCACGACGGACCGGAGTCCTGCCCCGCGTCGGTCCCGGCGTCCTGCCCGGCGTCAAACCCCGCGTCGGCCTGACCCGCGTCCGTTCCCGCGTCGTCGTAGACGAGCGGCCGAGGGGTGAAACAGGCGGCGAGGAAGATGAGGGGTAACCAGCGCATGCCCCATCCTACGCCGACGGGCATGGGATTTGCCAGGTGTGGAAGTTGGCCAGCGCACACACCCTATGCCGCCAGGACGAACGGAACGCCGAAATCCTCGCTCGTCAGCGTGGTCCCGTCGCTCGTCGTGGCTTCGATGTCCGCCGCTAGTTTCCGGGTCTGCCGGTCGATCGTGACGTTGCACTTCTCGACCGAGACGATCCCCGGCGTCTCCGCAACCGTGCGCCGGAACGCCTCGGTGATGGCGACCTGATCGGGGTTCGCGACGAGGATCCGCTCCCAGTACGGGACGCCCTCGCGCTCGTCGAGGAACCATTCGCCGAGGAAGAAGCGAAGGCGGATCCACACGTGCTGGGCGATGGCCTCGGCTCCCGTGATCCATTGAAGGTCGCCGTCGGGGCCGAGCTCGATATCGTTCGTGTCGCGCGAGATCTTGATGTCCACGGTCAGCTCCAAGGGACTGGCGCCCCGCCCCCGCTAGGCGTCGCCGTTCCGGTCCGCGCCCACGTGTCGATGACGCCGGCCCAATACGAAGCCGCCGCCGCGTGGCTCGGTTGCATCGTGCCGAGGCCGCTCGCGAACCCTGGCGCCGATGGTGGTGGCGTCGCGACAAACGCGGGAGCCATCCCAGCGCCCACCGAGGCTGCCCACACCTGAAACGCGGAGTCTACCGCTGGCCCTGCCGAGCCTGCCGCGAAAGCCGACGCAAGCGCCGAGTAGAGGGCGAGCGATGCCGCCGCGACCGCCGATGACGCGGGCACGATCGCCGCCGCGTACGTGGTCATCGCCTCGGCCCACTCGTTCGCGCACGCCTGCCGGCTCGACACGTAGTCGATGTCGTCGCCGTCCATCGTCACCGGCGGCGAGGCGAAGAACGAGAGCAGGTCCGATTCGAGCGACGACGGATCGAGTGGCATCACTCCACCTTGATCTTTGTCGAGAGTGACGCGGCGGAGAGCGGCACGATCGGCGCCCCGGTTGGACCGAACGGTGTCGCGTGCGCGTGTGCGTCGAACTCGGTCTTGAACGTGTCGCCATTCACGGCCGACTCGTTCGCCGACGCGCTCCCCAGCCGAAGCTTCGTCGAGCCATTGAGGCGGACCACGGCATGATCGCCACTTGCTCCTGACACGCTCGCATCGGGAGCCATCGTCGGGAGGAACACCGCCCCCGCCATAGAGTGCGCCCGCTGGTCGCCCGGCGATCCGTTCTGCCCCGTCGCGCGCCACTGGCCGATGTCGCGTTCGCAGAAGACGAGGAGCCCCGTCGTGCCCACCGGGATCGGGAACGTGAACACCATCGCTGCCGATCGGAAGAACATCACGGGCACGTCGAAGATCTCGGCGTACTCCTCGTGAATCCATGAGCCGTCGGCGGCCTGCACGGCTTGCTTCACCATGGGCTTGACGGTCGCGGTCTGGCTCGTCGCGTCGTACTCCGTGACCTTGCCCGGGAGCGCGGTGTGGAGTTGCCGCAAGCGGGCCTCGATCGCGGCTTCGATCACGTCGGCGAGATTCGGACTGCCGCCGTCGAGCGTCATCGTGAGGGCTCCGCTTCGCAGTCGATGTGCCAGTCGTTGCCGTGCGTGTCGCCCTTGTAGACGCACTTCGTCACGCGGTAGTGGCCGCCGGTGACGTTGCGCGTGCGAGGGGTGACGAGGCGGCCAGGGAACATGTCGGGGATCATGAGGGTCTTGAACTTCAGTCGTCCGCGCGTGTCCTTCACGATGGCGCCGACGAGTCCCGTCTCCTGCGCCATGACGAGAGCCGTGCCGGCGAGTGCGCGGCCGAGGGGCAGGAGTTGAAGCACGCCGTTCTGCACGGACAGTTCAAGCTCGGCGGAGCGGCACAACGCTTGAAGTGCGTCCCACGCCGAGCCGTCGAGGTGCGTTCCTCGAGCAAACGTCGATGACGCCCCGTCGAGGCTCGCGCTCGCGATCTGCTGCGCGACGTTGCCCGCCCCGATGCCGAGGTCGTCGGCGAGCGCCTGGACCACCGCCGAGAGTGTCGAGCCCGAGCGGAAGCTGCGAGCGGTGCGCGCGGACCTTCGCCGCCTGCCGCCGTCGAGGCCGGATAGCGTCGTGATCCAGTCGGGCGACGCGAACACGCTCGGCGCATTGCGGAGGTCGCCCTTGAAGATCACATGCTCGCCGTCCTCGTAGCCTGCCGTGAGTGTGACCGGGACCTGGGAGAGCGCGGCGAGTGACAGCCGGTGCGACTCGGTGAGGTTGTAGACCTTGATCTCCGCCTTGTTCGGCGTCGGTCGAAGCCCGCGCTCGACGCTGAACACGAACCGGAGATCCGACATCGTGAGCGTGTCGGCCGTGAGCGTCGCTCGCCGGTCGAACAGCGCGGTCACGTCGCCTCGTAGTAGTAGAGCTTCTGCGTCACGCCGAGGTCAGCGAGCCCCGGAGGCCCGTTCGACCCGGCGGGGCCGACGAGCATGAGTTCCCCGGGCGGACGACGCGCATCGGTCACGAGCTCCAGGAGGCCCCAGAGGCAGACGAGCGCGAGCCCCGACACGATCGCGGTCCCGTCCACGTCCGCCACGTCGAGCGTCCATCGGCCTTCGCGCTGGTTGTATTGGAACGTGAACTGGTAGACGGACCCGTCGAGCGTGTAGCGCGCGCGACCACTCCCGCGTGCGCGGACAAGTTCGGGGATCGTGAGTTCGACGGCGGCCATCAGAAGAGGCTCCCGAGCGAGTCGAGGAGGCCCGCCGCGCCGCTTCGGTTCGCTGCTGTCTCAGGAGGCGCCGCCGGTCCCGTCGTGGGCGCTGGCGTCGTCGACTGCGTGCCCGCGTTCGCTCGCCGTTGGCCCCGAACCTGCGACGCGCGAGGCTGCGGGATCGCGTTCGTCTGCGTCGTCGCGATCTTGATCTCGCGCGCCGAGAGCGTGAACGTCACGCCGTCCGTGTTCGTCACCGGGAACGAGAGGTTCGTGATGCACATCGACTCGTAGCGACGAATCGGCGTGAGGATGACGCACGTTCGGCGGCCAACCCGAAGCGCGTCGAGCGCCTCGTAGACGAGCTTGACCCGCTGGATGACCGACGTGAACGACGTGACCGTGATGCCCTTGCCGTCCGGCGTCGCGATGCTCGTCGTCGTCTCCTCGGCCTCGCCCATCTGCGTGGGAGCCGCCGAGATCAGTGTGTCCGAGACGAAGCACGTCGTGTTGAATTCGCGTTGCTTCGGGCGGATGTGGTCGGTGATGTCCGAGCCGTCCTCGACGGGCGAATCGGTAGGCTCGGCCGCTCCCACGTGGTCGTGGTCGACGTCGAGGACGGACACCGTCTGCGTTGCGCCCGATGCGTCGGTCCAGATGATGTGGATCATTGGTCACCCGTCCGATCAAGGGTGTCGAGGGCTTGCGCGTGCGACGCTTCAAGCCCTTCCTGAATGCCATCCCGAATGCGCCGCTGGATCGTGGCGTCCTCGACGAGGCCCTGGATCACGACCTGAGCGCGCGTGTTCACGGTGCGTGAGGACGAAGCGCCGTTGCCGGATGCAATGGCGGCGGTCGTTGGCGAACCCGCGACGACGGGCGCCATGAGCGGGCCCTGTCCGGTGGCCGGAGCGAGAGGCGACGGCGTCGAAGGGAGCGACGCGACGAGGGCCGCGTGCTCGCGACGTTGCTGCGACCCCGTTGCCCGCCCCACCGCGCCGAGGGCCGTCACGACGCCGGCAAGCGGGTTCAGGCGCGTGAGCAGTTCGATCAGCGATGGCAACTTCGACACGATCCAGCCGATGTGATCCTTCATCACCTTGAAGACGAGCGCGGCCGGACCCATCGCGATCGCGATCCGGTCCGCGTTCTGCACGACGCCGTCGAAGATCGCAGTCAGTCCCGCCCACGCGTCGCGGAACTCGTCGACCACCTTCGTCGTCGTGCCCACGCCGTAGAGGCCGTCGATGAAGCGGCGGATGACGGAATCGCCGCCCTCGAAGGTCGTGATGACGTCGTCGAGCGCGAGCCCGATTGCGACCGCCGAGACGAGTAGGACCGCGAAGGCCGCGATGACTGGCGCGTAGGCCACGATCAGCGCCGCCGCGAGTCCGGCCGCGACCGCACCAAGCGTGATCAGCGCCGCACGGACGAGGTGCGAGTTCTTCGCGAGGTCTTTCAGCTTGTCGATCGCCGGACGCACGCGGTCGACGAACTTCTTGAAGCCGTCCACGATCAGCCGGATCGCGGGCATGAGAGCGCCGAGGACCGCCTGCTTCGCGCGCTCGATCTCGCGCGTCATCTCGGCCATCGTGTCGATCGTCTGCCCGTCAAGCGCTCCGCCGAGTTGGTCGAACTCGTCGGTCATCCGCTGGATGCCGGCGCGACCCTGCGAGAGCACGGGGAGAAGCCGCCGCCCCTTGTCACCGAACAACTGCATCGCCGTCGCGGTCTGATCCGCGCCCGGCCCCATGCGCTGCAACGCGTCCGCCGCGTCGAGCATGAGGTCGTTGGTCGGCCGTAGGTTGCCGTTCGCGTCCTGAAGCTCGATGCCTAGGTCTGCGAATCGGCGAGCCGCGTCTCCGCCGCTCTCGGCCGCCTGCGATGCGCGCTGGGCGAGCCCGCCGATCGCTTCGGAGAGGTCGTTGCCCTCGAGCCCCGCTTGCCCAGCGACGTAGCGCCAGCGCTGCACCTCGTCGGTCGAGAGGCCGAGAGAGCGCGCCTGCCGGTCGATGGCGACGCCTTGCTCGATCATCGACGCGACGAG